TCATACCTAATAATAGTCAGGGGATAAGAGGTGCGAATGATAGATTTATTTTAGGAACAAAAACAATATCACAAATACTATTAAATAGTAATACACCTACCGCAAGAAATGCAAACCTTCCTTTTGATACTACGACTTTACTTAATTTTACAGAGAATGCGGGAAAAAGTATATTTACATATACTGATGGCACAAAGACGATTAGAACGATTGCTTCAATAGCAGGAACATATCAAACAGATGCGGCTTCTTCTATTACGGCTACATTATATATTGGCGGGGTATCGGTTCAAGCCTTTACTCAAAATACTTCTTCAGCTAATAACCCTTTCAGTTTTAGCTTTGATTATGAAGGAAATATTTTAAATACAAACCAAGTGCGTATTGAAATAAGCGTACCTATAACGGCAAACACTTACATAGTAACGATTTCAAGCGCTTCAATAAATTTATCTCAAATAACTTCCCAGATAACAGATGTAGCTTACAATGGTGTAATATCTATAAATGAGAATTTACCAAAGGGAGTATTCCAAAAAGACTTTTTTTTATCTGTATGCAAAATGTTTAATCTTTATGTATATCAGGATAACTTAAATGATAAACAAATAAATGTAGCGCCTTATATTAATTTTTATTCTTCAGCCGTTACAAATAGTTTAGATTGGTCACAAAAGATTGACTTAGGTTCTTCTATGTCTATTAAACCTATGTCGCAATTAAACGCAAGATATTACGCTTATAAATATACGCCCGATTCAGATTATTATAATGATAACTATTTAAAGAAATACGGACAAAGCTATGGTGATAATTTATACGATTCAGAGTTTGATTATGTAAAAGACACAGCTACAACGCAGATTATATTCGCGCCGTCAGTATTAAGATTGCATACAGGAAAAGATAAATATCATAGTGAAATTTATAAGCTATCAAATAATAATACAAATGAAGACCCGATGGATAGCGTTATTCGTATTTTAATAGCTAAGAAAATAACAGGCGTTTCAAGTTGGCATATTAAAAGTGGTAGTAATGGCACAGGTAGTAATTTAGCAACCTTAACTTCATACGGATATGCAGGACACTTAAACGATCCAAATACTCCGACTATTGATATTAATTTTGGAGTTCCAAAAGAGTTACAATTCCCTGCAACTACATACCCAACAGATAATTTATTTAATACATATCATTTGCCATACATATTAGAGATTACAGATATTGAAAGCAAGCTATTGTCTTGCAAAATGTATCTAAATACTTTAGATATTTACAATCTGGATTTTAGCAAATATATATGGATCAATGGGGTATTATTTAGGCTCAATAAAGTAGATGGTTATAACCCAATGGCATATCAAACGACACAGGTTAATTTATTAAAAGTAATAAACACGAATTAATGGCAGAAGAAATAATTGGTATAAAGGTCACCACAGACGTCAATCAAGCTACTCAGGACGTACAGAAATTAGACAAAGCGTTTGAGGCAACAGATACTTCAGTAAAAAGTTTAAGAACGCAGTTAAAAGAAGCACAAGCGCAAGTTGGTTTAATGGCTGACAAGTTTGGTGCAACTTCAAAAGAAGCAGTTATTGCTGCTAAACGTGCGGCTGACTTAAAAGATAGAATCGGTGATGCTAAGGCGTTAACAGATGCCTTCAATCCAGATGCAAAGTTTAAGGCGGTTGCTTCTTCTTTAGCAGGGGTTGCAGGTGGCTTTAGTGCGCTTCAAGGTGCAATGGCTTTGTTTGGAAATGAAAATAAAGACGTTGAAAAAGCATTATTGAAAGTAAATGCTGCAATGGCATTATCACAAGGTTTACAAGCAGTTGGTGAAAGCGTTGATTCATTTAGACAATTAGGCGCAGTAATTAAAAGTACAACAATATTTCAAGAATTAAACAATGCTGCAACTAAAACGGCAGTCGTTGTTCAAAAGGCTTTTGGAGTTGCAACAGTTGAAACAAGTCAGGGATTTAAGGTTTTAAAAGGTGCTATTGTTGCAACAGGTATCGGTGCGCTTGTAGTTTTATTAGGTTTAGTTATAAATAATTTTGATGCTATTGCAGATTGGATTAAGAAAAGCCCACTTGGTGCATTAGCAAAAGGAGTAGGTGCATTAGTAGAACAATTTACAGACTTTATTGGGGTTACAAGTGAGGCAGAAAGAAACTTAAATAAATTATCGGCTGCTAATAAAAAAGCAAATGAGGATATTGCAAATAGAATAAAGATTTTAAAAGCGCAAGGTGGTTCTGAAGATGAAATATATAAATTAAGTCAAAAAAGAGTTGAGAATGAATTAAATACTTTAAGAGAAAGTTTAAAAACTAAAGGTAAATTTACAGAAGAAGAAAATAAACAATTTAAAGATTTAAAAGTTGAGCAATTAGTTTTAACGGCTGAGTATAATAAAAAAACTGCTGACGCAACTGCAAAGGCGGGAGAAGAAGCTAAAAAGAAACGTGATGAAGTAAATAAGCAAGTAGAAGCAGATACTAAGACGGCTAATAAAATGCTTATTGATTTACAGAATGAAAAGGCATTGGCTGAAATTACTTCTGAAGACGACAAGGCAAAGAAGCAAGCTGAAATAAATTACAATGCACGTATTGCTGAAATTGATGCTTTAAAAGTTGATACTAAAACAAAAAACGAACTTAAAAAAGTAACTGAAGAAGCATATCAAAAAGAAATAGGTGTAATTGACGATAAGATAAAAAAAGATACAGAAGAAAAAAATAAAAAGTTTGAAGAGGATTTACAAAAAACTTTATCTGAAACACGTATTGCAACATTTAAAGAAGGCAAAGAAAAAGAAGTTGCTGCATTAGATGAAGCATTAAAAGCAGATACAAAAGCAGTTTTAGATAACGCAGATTATACAGAAACACAAAAGAAAGAAAAAATTGCTGCGCTAAAGGAAAAGTACGGCGTAGAACTTGCCATAATAGATGATAAATTTACAAAAGAAGCTCAAAACAAAGAAAAAGACAGATTAGACGCTGTAATTAATAATGAAACATTATCATTTAAAGAAAGAAAAAAAGGTATTGATGATGCACTTGCATTAAATAAAAAACTTTATGCTGATGGTAAAATTAGTAATGAAGAATATACTAAAGTAGAAGCAGATTTAAGTAAAAAAAGAATTGAAATTGGTAAAGCTGAGGCGGCCGAACGCGCAGAAATTGCACAAAAAATTAGTTCTACATTAAAGAACGTTGCAAAGGCAGTCGGAGAACATACAGTTGCGGGTAAGGCTGCCGCTATTGCTGCGGTTACTATTGATACTTATATGTCTGCAACAAGTGCATTTACTTCATTATCAAAAATTCCTATTGTTGGTGTGCCATTAGGTATTCTTGCTGCGGCAGCTGCAATTAAAATGGGTTTAGATAATGTTAAAAGAATTGTAGCAGTAAAAACGCCTAACATTCCTGCGGGAAGTTCAGATCCAGGTTTTATTGACATTCCAAGTCCATCAATGCCATCAACAGGCGGAGGTTCATTGCCTGATATGGGCAGAGGGGGTGGCGGTGGCGCACCAAATACAGGAGGCGGTGGTGGATCAACAGGCGGTGGTGGCGGAAGTTCGCCATCTGTTCGTGCTTATGTAATACAAAGTGATATTTCAAATTCTCAACAAAGAGAGCAAGAGATACAGAACAGGGCAAGGTTTCAGTAAACGATAAATAATTAAAAAAAAACTATTTAGTATTATGAATAAAGAATTACCAATATATATGTTGGATATTACAGAGGATGTCAATGACGATTCACAAGTTGATTTTATTTCCTTAGTTGATAGTCCTGCAATTCAAAAGAATTGGAACGCATTTAATAAAACTCAAAAATTTGAAGTTACAAATGAAGATCGTCGTATTATTTCGGGCGCTATTATGTTGGCTGACACGCCAATTTTTAGGAGTGATGCTACTTATGGCGACTACTATGTGGCTTTTAGTCGTGATACTATTCTTAAAATTGTACAAAAGTTTTTCAAAAAAGGCTTCCAAAGTAATGTGAATTTAATGCACAATTCAAATGCAGCCTTTGAAGGGGTTACATTATTTGAGAGTTTTATTTCAGACCCTTCGCGTGGCATTATGCCAATGAAAGGCTTTGAGGATGCACCAGAGGGAAGTTGGTTTGGTAGTATGATTGTAGATAATGAGGACGCTTGGTCTAAAGTAAAGAATGGTGAGATTATGGGCTTTAGCGTAGAGGGTTTATTTAACTACAAACCTAAAGAAGTTAACAAGGTTGCATCAATGGTTGATGCTATCAAAAAAATATTATCACAAGTTAAGTGATAAACTTTTCATTTTTTCACTATATAATAAAAAAAGTATGAACGCACAGGAAGCAATTTTAAAAATTAAGGCATTGTTTGAGGACAACGCTGCGCCTGTTAAAGAAGTAGAAGCTGAAGAAACTAAGGTTGAAGAAACTAAGGTTGAGATGGCTGAATATTCTTTGATGGACGGAACTAAAGTTGAAATTTCAGCATTAGAGGTTGGCGGTTCTGTTAATTTAGCAGACGGAACAATGGCACCGGCAGGCGACCACGAATTGATGGACGGAACAGAAATTACTTTAGACGAGAATGGCAAAATTATTGCTATTGAAACTAAGGTTGAAGAAGTATCACCAGAAGCAGAGGTTGAGGCAGGCAAAGATTATGAAGACAAAAAGATGCAAGATATGGCTGAACAATTCAATGCAAGTATTGCAGAATTAGTTGAAGCTAAAAGAGTATCAGACGAGAAAGTTTTAGAATTAGAAAATAAGGTTAAGCAAGGATTTGCACAAGTAGCTGAATTAATTGAAGCACTTTCAAATACACCTTCAGCCGATCCAATTCAAAGACCTAACAGCTTTAATTCATTTATTAATACAAATGATATTAAAAGCCAAAGATTAGATAAATATAGACAAGCAATTTTAAACATTAAAAATTAATAACAATGGCATTTGACGTATCAGCATTAGCCGCATACACAGAGCAAAACGAAGCCTTATTGGTAACGGATTCTGTATTAGGCGCAAAAACTGCATCTTTAATTAAGAGCGCAGGCAACGTTATGGTAGGCGTAAAGTCTTCTGAAACGATTAACATTATGGACACAGACGCAATATTTCAAGCGGGCGGAAGCTGCGGATTTACTGCATCAGGTTCAACAACTTTTACTCAAAGAACAGTAACAGTTGGAAAAATTAAAGTAAACGAAGCACTTTGTCCTAAAGACTTAGAAGCTAAGTATTTACAAAAAGCATTACCAACAGGATCAATTTATGATTCTATTCCTTTTGAGCAAGCGTTTGCTGAGAAAAAAGCTAAAACTATTGCTTCTCAATTAGAAACTGCGTTATGGCAGGGTGATACAGATAGTGGCAACGCTAATCTTTCAAAATTTGACGGACTTGTTAAATTAATCGGTGCTGCATCTGGACCGGTAGCTGCAAACTCTGCAACTTATATTGCAACTGCGCCTATTAGTGCTGCAACAGGTATTGTAGCTTCAAACGTAGTAAGCATTTTTGATGGTGTCTACAAAGCTATTGATGCTAAGGTAGTAGCTTATGATGATATGACTATTTTCTGCGGTATGGACACATTTAGAACTTACACTATTGCATTGAAGAATGCTAATATGTTTAACTATTCTTTTGATGGTAAGTCTGATAGCGAATTTGTATTACCAGGTACTCCTATTAAAGTTATTGCTTTACAAGGTTTAAACGGAACAAATAAAATTTACGCTTCAAGATTAAGCAACTTGTTCTTAGGAACAGATTTGTTGAACGAAGAAGAAAAGTTTGAAATTTTCTATGCAAAAGAAGCTGACCAAGTTCGTTTTGTATCTGAATTTAAAATGGGTGTAAACTTTGCTTTCCCAGACGAGATCGTGAAGTTCATCTTAGCATAATTATTCGGGGGTGTAAAATACCCCCATTTTTTAAAATATTAAATTAAATAACAATGGCGTGTGCATTAACACAAGGATATACTTTAGATTGTCGCGATAGTTTAGGCGGAATCGTAGAAGTATATTTCACAGAAGCGGATAACGTAACTGCAACAACTGAAGCAAGTGGTGTAATTACTGCTTTGACTAAGGCGAGTGGAAAACGTTTTTGGAAGTATGCTTTAGTTAAAGATACTTCAATGTTCAATCAAACTATGACTGCTTCTGTTGCAAACGGAACAGTTGTTTATGGTCAAGAACTACAAATAATTTTAAACAAATTACAAACCAATACAAGAAATGAATTACTTTTGTTAGCGCAAAATAGTTTAGTGGCAGTTGCAAAAGATAGCAACGGCATTTATTGGTATTTAGGAAAAACTCGTGGTATTGATATGACTGCAAATGCAGCATCTACCGGTACTGCGCAAGCTGATAGAAGTGGTTTCACTTTAACTTTTACAGGTTCTGAGCCTGCATTAGCACCAAGCGTTGCACAAGCAGTTTATTCTGTTTTAGAAACAGCAGGCGCATAGGTTTTCATAGGTTTATAGGTTTGCCGCCGTTCGTTAATTCGTTCGGCGGTTTTTTTTATAGATCATTAATGAGCCGTATATCGCTCATTATCGGCTCATTTTATCCTTTATATGATACATTATTGATTTATAAAGTTTTCTATTAGAGAACTTGTTACCGAATTGGGAACATTGTACAATGTTTTAGGTACAATATGTAAAATGTTGTAATGGAATTAGGGCGAATATGCTACTGATTTATAGGTATTTGTAACAAAATATGTTAAATGTTAGTAGTAGTACTACGCAAATAAGTAAAGTTATAACTTGACTGATGTTATAACGCGGTAAAGTAATAGCTTTACATATTAGGGTTATTTATCCCCTAACTGCAACAAATTCAAATTTTTGCTATTTAGTAGTATGATGAGGTTAACGAAAGGGCAGACGCAAAATATTATTTTAACATTGACTGAAAAGGAGTTATTAACTAACCCTAATTATTTGTTTGTGTTCACTAACAGAAGCGCAAATACTGAGGTTAAATTTGTTAAGCTAAATAATACAGACATAAGTTTGTACAAGGATAGGTACAATGAATTTAGTATTGTTACAGATACTAACTTTGCATCTTCTTTGAATGGTCAATACGACTATGAAATATATGAGCAAGCAAGCCCAACCAATACAAATCCTGTGGGTTTAAATATGCTTGAATCAGGCATAATGGAACTAATCGGAACGGCTATGTCGTTTACTGAATATTCAACAACAGACACTTATAAAATAAGACAATAATGGATTTAAGAGTATTAACATTCGCGGAAGCTAAGCAGCCTGAATTTAAAGAAAAGAAGGGCGAGGGCTATATTCAGTATGGCGACCGCAATGACTATCCAAATTATTTGGTTGACCTATTCAACAAGTCAGCTAAACATAATGCGATTGTAAAAAGCAAGGTTCACTATATTAGCGCAAATGGTTGGAAAGGCAGTCCAGAGGCAGAGGCATTTATTCAAAAGGTTAACAGAATGGAAAGTCTTAATGACTTGACCCGCAAAGTTTCCTTAGATGCTGAATTATTTGGTGGATATTATTTAGAAATTATATGGTCAGTAACAAAGCAATTATCTGAAGTATGGCATTGCGATTATACTAAGATTAGAACTAATAAAGACAATACTCAATTTTGGTATAAAGAAAAATGGGATGACAGAAACGAAAAAGCTATGGTATATCCTGCCTTTAATGCCAATAACCCCGTAGGTAAACAAATACTTTATATTAAAGAATATCGCCCAAATATGGGCTTTTATTCATTGCCTGGTTACTTTGGTGCGCTTAATTATATTGAATCAGACATTGAGATTTCTAAGCACGTATTAGGTAATGCGCAAACAGGATTCAGCGCAAGTAAATTAATTACCCTTCCTAATGGCGAACCTTCGGATGAAGAAAAGCGTAATATTGAAAAGCGTTTTACAAGTAGGTTTAGCGGATCAGATGGCAAAAAGTTTATTTTAGCTTTCGTTAATGATAGCGCAAGGAAGCCAATAGTTGATGATCTGGGAACTTCTGATATTACAAAAGAGGATTTCGGGCGTGTGGATTCGTTGATCCAGACAAATATATTTTCAGGGCATCAAATTACAACGCCGTCAATCTTTGGTATTGCAGAGGCGGGTAAATTAGGCAGCCGTTCGGAGATGAGGGATGGTTACGAGATATTTAAAAACACCTATGTAAATAGCAAGCAGATGCACCTTGAAAGTGTGTTTAATATGTTAGCTAAATACAAAGGGATTGCAGAACCTGAATTACTTATAATTCCAACCGAGCCTATTGGCTTTGAGTTTACTGAAAACATACTAAAAGAAATAGCGCCGAAAGAGTGGTTACTTGAAAAGGCGGGTATTGATATTAGCAAATACCAACCCGTTGCCCA